AGCGTCACGGGAGAGACATTTTGGCTCAATCCGTGAAGTTCATAGTGATTTTGAAACCTATCGCGATGATGGGTCGATGCAGAATTGGATTGCTGCTAAACCGGAATACGTCAGAGCTGCCTACGAAAAGGCATACAAAGAAGGTACTCCGGAGGAAGTAATCGATCTAATTACAACCTTTAAACGTGAAAACAATATCGGGACATCAAATCCCGTGTCATCGCCTTCCGCTACCCAGAACCCAGTAAAAGAAGCGAAGAAAGCTGCTCTTTCGGCTGTTACTAACCGACGGGGAGCGGTGAACCTTTCGCAGAAAAACTCTGACGATTTTGAGGGAGCATTTGAGGAGGCTATGGCGAAATAAGGAGGACAGAACATGGCAACAACCAACTACGGTGATATTTCCCCCAGGACCGCAGCATACGTAGCGGTAGACCTTTTAAAACGGGCGATGTCTTATCTTTGCCTGGAAAAATTCGGGCAGGCTAAGAGCTTACCCGGCAACAAAACACAGTCGATGTCTTTTAGACGATATAACTCTCTGCCCCTGGCAACTTCCCCGCTTACGGAAGGTGTTACTCCGGCAGGCAAGAAATTAACCGCTACGGATATCTCCGCTGCTCTGGCTCAGTACGGCGATTTCGTAGAGATTACAGATGTCGTACAGGATACTCACGAAGATCCGGTACTCCAGGAAGCATCCGCTGTTATTTCGGAACAGTCAGCCAAGACCGTCGAAACTATTCGTTACAACGTCTTAAAAGCTTGCTCGAATGTTCTGTATGGGGCGTCCGTGGCCGCGAGAACTTCGATCAACACAGTTATTACCCGTGCTGATCAGCGCAAGATCGTTCGCGCGTTGGAGCGTCAGGAAGCAAGGCATATTACCAGCATCGTAAAGTCTACGCCTTCGTTCAATACGGAAAATATTTTACCGGCTTTTGTTGGCGTAACTCACGTAGACATGACCTCGGATATTCGCGGCATGGACGGTTTTGTGTCCGTTGCGGATTACGGCAAGATTGCCCCGTTCGAAACGGAAATCGGCGCCTGCGAGGATGTCCGTTATATCAAATCGACCATCTTCACACCATATCTTGCCGGCGGAGATACCACAGTCACTGGCAAGATTAATTCTAACGACTCTACCGGCACCGCCCGTTGCGATATTTACCCGGTGTTGTATTTCGGAAAAGATGCCTATGGACTGATTGCGCTGAAAGGCAAGTACGCGATTACGCCGATGGTGCTAAATCCCGGCACGCCGCGCGGCGGAGACCCCCTTGGACAGAGAGGCACCGTGTCCTGGAAAACCATGCAGGGTGCGGTTATCCTGAACGACGCATGGATGGCAGTGGGCGAGTGGGCGGCAACTGAGTAAACGTCACTGATATTAGCACGCAAATTATAAGGAGAAAGATCATGGCCTTAAAAGGAAATACAAAATTCGACGGTCCGGTCGTAACTAAGGATTCGTCTGTAAGAAAAGTAGACCAGGCATTCCCCAGGGATGCAGACCGCAGGGCATTCCAGGCCGTTGCAAATCGCGTTTACGGCGGAGTGGGCACGAGCGGAATAGTAACACAGCTTACTGCTCAGCTCGCAGAAGGCACAAATGCCCACACCATTAAGCTTACGACGGGAGTTTATTATACCATTGACGGAGCAAAATACACAGTTGCCGCCGTCGATAATGTTGCTATCCCGACCGACCCTGGAACACAGGGCACAGCTTGTTATGCCAAATACCTTGTTTCGGTGGGCACTGACGGCACGGCGGCCTCGGGCTCCGGCGGCATTACGATCACCAAAGGGAGCGAAGGGGATACTTCAGCGGAAGCTAAATTGCCGGATTTGCCCGACCAGAATTGTGCGCTCGGGTATTTCGAGATTCTAACCACGACCTTTGAGTACATTGCGGGCTCGACGGACAATGGGTCTACCGGCATTACCGACACCTATGTAGATTTGGTGCATATGCCCTTCGAATAGAAGTTAATCGTTAAAATCAGCGGGTGTTTATAGCGCCCGCTGATTTTATAATAGTAAACAAAATTGTAATCATACGGGGGAGTTTATGGCAAAAGATACAAAAAAAGCAATGAAATTTGTTAGCCCGGAAGGGCATATCCGGGACAGAATCATCGTTCAGCAAACAGCGGAGATCCCACGGGAGGGCCAGTTTATCGGTCTCAATGGTTTTCCGTTTCAGGTAGAGCCGGGCGTCGAAGTGGACATTCCGCGTCCCGTAAGAATGATGCTGGATACTCTTTATTATACGGATCTTATTCAGGATGAACAGGGCGGCGAATATACACGCAAGCGGCTCCGGTTTCCCTATACGCTTATCCAGGAAGGCGTTAATCGTCGTCCCGTAGAAGAGGAAGTGCCTTTACCTGTTATCGCTGCTTCTCAGACAGGGGCCAGTGAATAAATGACTGGACAGGAATTGGTTGATTTTCTGCGATACAACATTCTCGACGATGGAGTCGCCCCTATCTATGGTCTGATGCTTTTTTGCTTCGTTGCTGTAATTTAGCAGAAGCGCAGGCATGCCGCCGTAGTCAGCTTATTATAGACGGCAGTACAGCGGACGATCTGGGGACATCCGGGACCGCAGGTACTTCCGGAGGCGGAGTAGCCGATTTGTGCTCCGTGACGCTCATTCCGAATGTCGGGGCCTACGCTCTAAGCCCTAAAATTCTGCAAATCAGGCGCGTAAAATTAGCAACCATGTCAGAGCCATTAACTCCAGTTACCCGAGACGAACTTGATTCTCTTTATTATGACTGGGGTGCGGCGTCCGGCACCGCGGGTACGTCCGGCACTGCCGGCGGAGACGGTCCGGTATATCCGGAATGTTTCCTCTCTGAGTTAGGAAACGAACTAACTCTAGTTAAAGCACCCACGATCAACGATATAGCATCGCTAATTGTCGTGCGACTGCCTTTACTGCAATTCACATTATCAACCTCGCCGGAAATCGCAGAACGGCACCATGACGGCCTGCTGGATTGGGCCGCTCACCTTGCCTACATGAAAAACGATTCAGATACACTGAACCTTAATCTTGCAGCCGTTTATGAGAAAAAATTCACGGAACGGTTTGGCCCGATGCCCGATGCGTACACGGAGAAGATGCGGCGGGAATTGCCGCGCCGTCAAAGAATGCGCCCCAGGGAGTTCGGGAGTTAATAGGAGGATAAATCAATGGGAATAGTACGAGTTAGGGAATTAGAAAGAAAATTGAAAGCCGGTGAAGTTACCGTGGCGACTGCTACGTCAGCAATGACTGCCGGTCACGCTGGAACTGCTACATACGCTACGTCCGCCGGTTATGCCAGCACTGCAGGTACAACGGGTTAACGAAAAAACGGGGAGCCTCGGTTCCTCTATCGTTGAAACGTCAAGACAAGGGAGAAGAGTATGAGTTGTGTTGAGGCCAACATCCCCATAACTATTCTTGAAGGCGGGACTTTTGACAAGTCCTATCTTTGGAAAACAGGCAACCCCGCTGTTGCTGTGGATCTGACCGGCTATACGGCAAAAATGATGATCCGGGCAAAATTAGCAGATGCTACACCGTTGCTGTCTGTCCCGCTGGGAACAGTACCATGGGTGGCTGACGCTGATACCGGAATCTATATTTATGCTCAGACCGGCGAAGATATCGGCAAATATAGAATTTATCTAAAAGACGACGATACTCTGGGTATGTGCGCTGGGCATAAAGACATTAACGGCGTGTATGACCTGTTCCTTTATACGTTTGCTGGCGAGGCCGTGCTAAAACAGTACGGCGCGGCTACGATCAAGGCAGCGGTGACGCGAACATGACGGAAGTTTACGAACAGGGCGACGACGTTGTTATTGTATCGAACGCAGAGGTTGTTGTCTCCGTTGTCAGTAGCGACGTCCCTCCTGTTGTTCATATTATAGAGAGCATAGAAACCGGCCCTCCGGGGACTCCTGATGCGGGAAGAGAAGACATATTTTTCTCGTGGGGCGATGCGCCGACGATCGTTTATACAGCCGACATTGGAAAACTGGTCTATTCCGTCAAGCTGATTATCACCGAAGGCTTTGACGGCGCCGATCCTGTTGTCGAGATTGGGGACGCAGATGATCACGACCGGCTGCTTTCTTCTTCAATTATGGACATCACAGCAGCGGGAACGAACGAAGTTTTCCCGAATTACGCATATGCGGCAAGAACGGATGTTAATATTTATATAACGCCAGGTGCGGGAGGTTCGCACGGGGCCGGAAGAATAATCATTGCACATCAAGATTAAAGGAGAAGAATTATGGGACTTTTTGCAGACCTCTTGGGTACGTTGGCAAGCACGTTTCAAATCGGGAAAGCAGGCGTTAAGTTGAAAAATAATTCCGCTGCCCTGGAAGTAAAAGCGGCAGACGGCACTACGGACGCGCCGGTAACAACCAGCAAGATTAACGTCAGTGGGGATGCCATTGACCTTAATTCCGATGCCGCCGGTAGCGCTGCGGACTGGAAATATACCTTGCAGCGTCCGGCGTCTGGTATGACAGCGGCAATTGCCCTTACCTTGCCCGTGGATGATGGCACGGCCAGTCAGGTTCTTCAGACAGATGGTTCAGGCAATCTTTCCTGGGCCTCCGCCGGGGCAACGGGCGCGTTAGACCATATAGATACAACAACGCTCGCATTCGATACATCTTCACCGGAAGCTCTGTTCACAAAACCCGCCGATGCTTTAATAACTAAAGTACAGGTAATCATTGATACGCCCTTTAACGGCACCGCACCTACTCTCAGTATAGGCATTGCAGGCACAGTCAGCAAGTATATGACGACTACGCAAGTGGATTTAAAAGGGACTGCCGCTGATGTTTATGAAGTATGTCCGGGACTACCTGCTTCATCCGAAGAATCGTTGATTGCCACATATTCAGCGGATTCTTCAAGCGCGGGATCTGCTCGAATTTTAGTTTATTACACCACGCCGGCTTGATGGAGATAGCGGATGAGATTCTTTTTGCCTAGTTTAATAGTAAACAAGATTTGGGGAAAATCCATCCCTGAGCCGTCGTCCAGCAATGACGGAGAATTTCTTCGGTACGATCTATCTTCCGATAGTTTTGTTTATGCTACTTACGTTGATTTCTATATAGATAAAACGGCCCGGATCATCGAATCGCATGCCAGCGACCACACCAGAGTTACCGTCAATAAGGGCGTCTATACCATCCCCATTAAAATCGGCATATATTGGCATGTTATTTCCACCGCAATCGATGTTGATCTGGATACTGATTTAGATACAGGGACAAAAGCTGCCGGTACTGATTATAACGTTTATGCCTGCACCGATGGCACGACCTTGAGTTTTAAAATAAGTCAAGCATCAACTTACCCCGCCGGATTTACCGCCGCCACCAGCCGCAAGATCGGCGGATTCCACACCCTCTGCACAGCCGTCGGCACTATATCCGGCCACACATTAACGGGTTACACCCAGACGGACATTCTTCCGGCCTCGATTTGGGATCTCAAGCACCGGGCGCGATGTGGCAATAACGCCGGCATGGTCTATGATCCCAAGTCTCTTGTGTGGGTAGATATTTATCTCGCCTCCGGCACAGGAGTATCTACAGCGTCAGTCAATGGCGCAACAATCACAGACACACGCAACTGGCTCGACTTTGTTGACGACGGTGGTGCAGTTGG